GTCAGGCTGTTGGTATGTGGTTAGAGGTGGGTTACACCGCCAGGGTTATGGTATGGTGCATGTATTTGATCGAACAAATCGCAGTCACCGCATGTATACAGCACATAGATTAATGTATCAGATCGCCAATCCCGGTCGTTTACGACCCAATCAGGATATTATACACTTATGCAATAACCCTCGTTGTTGTCGTCCAGATCATTTAGGGGCTGGTAGCACCAGTGAAATGGCACAAAGAGCTAGAGAACATCAGCGCCAGGAATGGGCTAAATTAGGTATAACTCAGGTCAGACAGCGCCGCAGAGCTTACAAATATACAGTGGAACAGATGCGAGCATTTAGAGACTGGCCCATCACGGCGGTCCAGGCTCGTTGGCCAGATATTCCAGCACAGGATATTAGAGGCATCACTAAAGCTATACGCGAAGGTCGTGCCTATCAGTGGCTGGACCAAGAACCCTAAAAGTGTAGGAATAAATACAGATGAATCGCCAGCAGCACGAATGCAATGTTCGTGCAATTCCACTTAAATCACCAATCTGTTATATTACGCCATGTTACCCGGAGCAACTGGCGATTCACCTATGACTGTGGAATGTGTATTTCCCCAGGTCATCTGGAGAACCCAATATACTGGAACCTGGCCCGATTGGCAGACGGAACCTGCTAGAGGCCAATTTAGCCTAAACCGAACTGTATTAGATCTGCCCCATTACCATGAACTACGCACTGCATGTCTACAAGCAGTTCAGGACTATAACCGGCATATAATTCATAGCCCACAGACTGAATTCTATATCACACAGAGCTGGATAAGCCAATTAACAGACCATGAGCCACACCCCCCACACTGCCATCCTAACAGCATATTAAGTGGTGTGGTATACTTGGCCTGTGCTGATCCGGACTGGATAGTATTTGAACGAGCTAATCCCTGGCCTATAGAATTCAGCGCAAAACGATATACTGTGCTTAATAGCAATATTTGGCATACAGCGGTTCGAACTGGTGACATCTTGATATTCAGCAGCAATTTACGACATCAGGTGCCAGCACAGCCTAGAGCTGGTGTTAGAGCTAGCCTGGCATTTAATACCTGGTGTCGTGGCCCAGTGGGCGATCCGGATAGTTTAACTTACCTCAACATGCCCTAGTTATATACTGCTAGCGAAATAACTGGCCTAGCAGGCCTGAAATACCCCATAATCGAGCCTATAGCAGTCTATATCTGCACTGAATTGGCGTGATCTGGCCTGATATTCCGTGCACATATATGTTGGTATGTCCTGTATATGTAGAATTATATCTAACAGGGATGTATTCAGAATATTTGACAAAAAATACGGTTTTTTGTATAAATGTATAAATAAACTTATATGGGAGGATATATAATGGCAACAGGTGATAATGCCGCGGCAGCGGTTTATTTTACGGATACAGATGCGGGAACAAGTAATCGCGATCAGGGTTTAAATTTACACAGACCGCGAGATCTATCTAAAGACAAAAAGACTAAAAGACAAAAAGATATTTCGCGCTATAGCGATGAAAGTTCGAGACCGAATTTGCTTTCAGCTCCTGATGGGAAGGAGACTTCGTCTCCCAGCCCAGAGGGCTTAGGAGCTCAGTGGTCTGAGCAGAGGGATCAGGTAGCAGAGCAGTTGGGAAAAGAAGATGGCCAGTGGGGTTCGGGTAGAACAATGGCCGCGGAAACTAGTTCTCGCGCGTATAACTGGATCAGTGTGCAACATTCACGAACCCGAAGGGGTTGTAAGTTAGCAATAAATTTACAAAATTCAGAATTGGTCCAGACGGGTGAAATCTTTGAATTAACTGCTGAATTAAAACATCCTAGTAGAACTCGCGAAATGCGGCGCAATGAACATGATGACTCGTTTTTTCAACAGGCCACCCCACATTTAATAGATCATTACCGACAACTTGAAGGTGAATGGTATTTGGGCAGAGTGCACGATAGGGGTGCTCGTTCGCAATGGAAATCCAATACCCTTGTGGCTGGACTAATGCGGGACAACAGGATTGTGGCCGTTGTGCTTCATCTAGACGAAGAAAGATATACCATAGACATGGACCAAGAAGTAAGTTTTCGACAACAAGCTTTTTATCACAGTTCAGGTTACTGGGGACAGTTAACACGAAGGTCACCGCAATCACTGCACAGAAATACTGCGCCACGGGGGATTGCCTAACATGAAGCCCCGAAAACCCCCAAAAAAAGTGTTGCAAATAGAGGAAATGCCTAGAGAAAGCCTTCTACCCCGGAGCTGGTCAGGCCCTCAGGATAGACTGGCAAAAATGCCCTGGGGAAAATATAAGGGCTATTACCTAAAAGATGTGCCCACCGATTACTTGAAGTGGTGTGTGCTTAATTACCAGGATCAGGGCATGGCACAATGGTTGGCCGACGAATTACAGCGTAGACCTGAATTCAGATCTGAACTTAGACCTCAGCGGTCAACTGGCAAATGTTAAATCACTGACACGCAAATTGGGTTTCTGATCCAGACGATCCACTATACGACTGGCAGTCTGGTTGCCAATGGGACCCAATACACAACAGTGACTGCGACATCTTAATAAGGCCTGATGTGGACCTGTCATTGAATGCACTACCTCAACTGGACACTCAATATGCAACTCACGCAAAAATCGATATATGTTCATCTCGGCACCTTGTGGCGTTAAATTACTTATGGATATTTATATAAATAACTGAATATTGACAAATAATGGGGAAGGCGTTATAATATCTGCATGGTAAAGACAGCGGCGCACATAAACCTACCGCCAATTGGTAGCACCGACACAAAATTTATAGATAGACCCTTGATCAATTTGGGTTTTACTTCGGGTTTGGGACTGGACATGAAGGTGCACTACCAAATTACAATCTACCAAGGCAATTACTACGAACATTTACCCAGTTGGCAACCCGATCAAACGGGCGTGGTCTTACCCGTGGAGGATTTTGAGCAGATGCTGACCTATGCTTTATTGTGCGGTGCAGCACCTGTCCATTATAGTGTTTATTATTCATTCTTTTGGTTAGATCAGCAGTATATGGATAATTTTAAACAACAACTGGCATTTTTACACCACAAATATACAGGACACGCACAATGAAAACCACTGTGATTGCAATTGCACTCCTAAGCTTAACAGGTTGTGGCGGCATGCCCACTATCCCGCAGGCCATTCGTGCTAATCAAATGATGGGCTGTCAGGATGCTAACTGGCAAATTATCCCTAAACACCTACGAACTGATCGCAATTGCCCGGTGCCTCCTGAAAGTTGGCGACCCACAGGCACACCAGGCACAGGCCAATTTAACAGCACCTATGTGCTTATACCACAGGGCGGCTATAGAATTAATACCCTGGGCAACACAACCCATATTATCAGCACTGGCCGTAATAAATAACACTATGCAACAGAATAGACAGCAACGACGCCAGGAAAACCGTGTTATACATAGGCATCGAGCTCATCCTAAACAATATAGACAGTTTGATGGTGAACAAGGTGTATATGGCCAAGTAATCTGCCAAAAATGCCAATGTCATATTGCATACTTGGATAAAGCAGAATGGCGAGAAGTAGAAGCTTATAATCGCCAACGGCAAACTGAACAAAGAATAGCTGAGATGACAGATATCTACTATAAACATCCCAGCATGGCTAAATACAGATGAGCAGCGATGCTTGTTTCGAAATTTTTGACATTTTTTGAACTTATATATCCTAAACCCCCCCAGGGCCAGAACAAGAGCATGTTCTGGCCCACTTCTTTGGCCGCCTCTAGTATAAATACCCACAGCGTGAGCTGCACTAGCTCAGCTCCGGGGGGATTGGGCCAGTATCCCACGCTGAAACTGGCCAAATAATATGCGTCAACGAATTCGCCTAACTGCACAAATGCGGGCCTATCTACAACTAGCACTGGCTTTAGATCCAGCACAATTAGATATACACTACTGGTATCGACTAGTTTTACAGGACCCAGCCACAGCACCCCGTATACTACACGCCCCACCAGATCGCATACAACAAATAACACATAGAATAGCCCATCGCAGACAACAGGCCTGGCTGAGACAACTATTGGGCTTGCCCAGACCCAGCGGCAGCATACTGAGACAACAACGATATCGACGCGCCCTGACCCAGATAATCCGTAATAGCCGAAAATGCCCATTTTGATACCCTAGATACCCATTTTATACAACAACCCATAAATATATTTGTTAGCACAAATTTAGTGGGGGGTTAACAGATGGAAGCAATATTATATGAAATTGGCCGTAGGCCCAGTGGTCGCACACAGGGTATAGTATATAGACTCAATTGGGTCAGCATACCGGATTTGACCAGTTATAGAATGTATGTGGATACTGGATATGGCAATTACCGTCTATGGCGTGACATTATACAATTACGACAATTAGGCATATATGCAGATCTCCAATTGGCTAAAACTGCAACTGCAGCTCAGGATATACTGGATGCAGATCATAGACCACAACGATTATATGCACCTTTAGATCTGCAAACCATAATTGAACTGGTGCAGGAATTAAGCACACAGACTGAACCTATAAATAAAAACGCATATGACACAAAAAGCCAGTAGAATCCTAGTCTTGGGCAATGGTCCCAGTGTGAATTTATTAGACCAATACCAGTTGCCCAGCAGCATAATCACAGTTAGACTGAACAGATATCAGGGACCAGGTCAGACTGATGCTGTATGTATAGGCAGTCAGGCCTATGTGGATCTATTACCCCCTGACATACTGCCCGAAACAGTTTACATGGCCCGAGATCTGAAGGCAGACAGGCCCTATAATAGAGTAAACTGTGAACGGGGCACAGGTTATGATGTAATGTGCTGTTTATTGCGTGGTTGGGGAATACAAGTAGCTGCTGCCCTGGGCTTTGATGGTATTAATCACGATATAGGCGATCAGGTGGTGCAACCACATAATAAACTGACCCAGGCTGCAGCTGGCCATCATATTCGTAATAGATGGCGCACACAGGCACAGGCAGCACGAGATCGCTGGGGTGTATACTTAATTTACATGCATACACCAGCTGAGCTGGCCCAGTGGCTGAAATTGGATCGCTAAATATACAGATACCACGGGCATACCAAGGACACCAAGCACAATGACCGCAATTACAACTAGAGCAGGCAAAGGCAGTGCACTGACCTTTACCGAAATGGACAACAACCTAACTAATTTGAACACCAACAAATTAGAAGCTGCCAACTTAACCACCTATACGGGCAATATTACAGCAGACACGATTAATGTTAGAACTATAGGCAATGTGGGCACAGAGATATATGGTGGTATACAGGACGGCAGTCAGGGTGGTATCACTCAAGTAGGCACATTAGTTAGTTTAGATGTTACGGGTGTCACTACCATATCCGCTAATTTAGATGTCACCGGTAATATCACAGCCAGCAGTGCTAGTATAACCAACATTCTGGTAACAGGTAGTCTACAAACTCCTGGCACTGTGAGTCTTGGGGATACTACTACGGGCAGTTTGGTGGTCAATACCAGCATAGATGCAGATTCCATTGAAGCTAGATATATAGGTAATGCGGGCGCTACTTTTGAGGCGGATACAGTTACGGCCGTTAATGTTTCAGCCACTGGGACCGTATTCGCTGCTAATATTCTACACCCGGATGAAGTTAGTGCTGTCGTCACCGGCCCCCTAACTGCTAATTCAGTTACAGTAACCAACACATTGACCACAGCTAATACAGCATTTACCCGATATCAGGAAACTGTGGTTGCACTGGGTAATGTATCCGGCACATTTACACCAAATTTAGCCAATGGCACCATACAGACCCTGACACTAACAGGCAACCTAACTTTCAGTCAGTTCCTAAATCCCACCAGTGGACAGAGTGGTGTGTTTATATTAACACAAGACCCCACTGGCAGCAGACTTTTAACCAGCAATATGCGATTTGCTGGTAACAGCCGCACACTAACAACCACAGCCAATGCGGTGGACATAATGAGTGTAGCTTATATAGGCACCACTTATTATGCTGCATTAACCAAAGGATACCTATAAACTATGTTTGGAGCAGCTAGAGCAGCATTTGGATTTACGCAGGCCGCCAGCACTACCATTACTACTTTTACCAGTTCAGGCAGCTGGGTGGCACCCGCCGGTGTTACATCAGCTCGTATACTGGCCGTAGGTGGAGGTGGTGCTGGCGGCGCAGGCTGGGAAGGTGGAGGTGGCGGTGGAGGTGGCGTGGTTGATCAGACTTTCTCAGTTACCGCAGGCACAACTTATACTGTGGTGGTGGGTGCAGGTGGCAGCGGTGTCAGCACCAGCTGGCCCACCAATGCCAATGGTGCAGCCACTTATATGCATGTAGGTGGCAGCAATCTAGTAGTAGCACTGGGCGGAGGCGCCGGCGGCGCTGAAGTAGGTGCACCTAGTAGCAATACCACCAATGGTGGGGGTAGTAGAGCGCATAGTGGCGGCAGTGGTGGCGGAGCCAGCGCGGTCTGGAATGCCAATGGTTCAACAAATTATCCTGGTGCAACTACTGGAGCTGACAGCACGCAATATTCTGTAACTGGCATGGGTCAGGGCTATGGAGGTGGCAATGGTCGGGCGCAACTCAGCGGTAACATTACCGCTAGCCTGATAACAATTGTGAGCACTCCAGCCTGGACTGCCGCGCAAATAAGAACTAGAGATTATACATTTGTATGTGGCGGTGGCGGTGGAGGTGGTGGTGCAGGAGAAGCCTGGTATTTTACCGGTAATACCACTACCGGTAATGCCACTGGCCTATACGGCGGCAATGGTGGACCTGGATTCAGCAGCAATATTTCCGGTAACGCGACCTTTTACGCAGGTGGCGGTGGCGGTGGATTTAGACCTGGCGGCACTTCAAATGTCTATGCCGTTTATGAGCCTGGCATTGGCGGCAGTGGCGGTGGTAACACCAGCGTTAGAACCAACAGTAATCAGACCGGCGGTGGCGGTGTTAATACTGGTGGTGGTGGCGGTGGCACTGCAAAAATGACAAATACAGGTGCCACTACCAATAGTAATAATGGCGGCAGTGGCATATTAATTATTGCATATGAAGCTTAAGGGCAAGACCAATGGCACATTTCGCACGAATAGACAGCACTAACACAGTAACCGAAGTTATTGTAGCCGAACAATCCCAAATTGATACAGGCCTATTTGGCCCACCTGAACAGTGGTTACAGACCAGCTATAATACACGCAGCAATGTGCATGTGGCAGGTGGCACCCCATACCGTGGCAATTTTGCTGGACCCGGCATGATCTATAGGCCTGATCTAGATGCATTTATAGGCCCCCGCCCCGATGCAGATACCACCTGGATCCTGGATCTACCCACACTAACCTGGCGTCGACCTCTGCCTCTACCTGAATTGCAGCCAGGCCAATTCCCACACTGGAACGAAGCAACTCAAACATGGACTACCAGTAATAATCCCTGGAGTCCTGAGGACATGGAACTATGACTTGGCCAAATACCACACCAATTACCACAGCAAATGTAGATTCGGGATTAGATAATCCTGCACTGGCTCGTATACAGATCAAAGAAGCCATAGAGAATATTAATGCTGTGGTCTCAGAATTCAGCAATGTGGCCATTACCAGTGCAGCTAATGCACACATATTGCAATACAACAGCACAGCCAGTCAATGGCAAAACGGATTTTTAGAACTGCATAGATTTACAGAACGAACAGCTAATTTAGGCACACAGGCCAATACTATAACCATAAATTACAACGATGGCAATGTGCAAAGATGTCAGGTTTCTGGTAACTTGGCAATCAGTTTTAGTAACTTTCCCACATCGGGCACAGTGACAGTTTTGTTTGAACATGGCAATCCACCAGCTGTGGCTACTTGGCCCAATACAGTGCGTGCCAGCAATAATGACAGATTTTTAAGCACAGATGCTAATGTGACCGACATGGTGCATATCAGTACTGTGGGCACCAGCACATACCTAGTCACCGTTGTTAGAGGTTTTGAATGACCGGTATTCATCGCCATGTCAGTCAGAGCGATTTACCCATTGACACACAGCCTGTGGGTTATACTATACAATGGCCTATTAATTTAGGCGGCAGCACTGCCACAGTGCCCACAGAAAACAGCCTGCAGAATTGGGGGGCAAATACACTGAGCTTTTGGATTTATATTGGCAGCTTTGAGGTTACAGAAAGAGCCATATATCAGGCATTTAGATGGCACAACTTAAACATTGCCTATAGTCAAACTGCTACAACCCTGGTTATACAGGAAATGGCCTGGACTGATATAGAACCCAATGCCTGGTATAGCATTATATTTCAGAACAGCAATTCGGGAGCCAATACCATCTGCCGAGTTAATGATCAGTTACCTGATCATAGATTAACCCTGGAGCAATCCGAGGTTACTTCACCATATATTAAATGGCAATACTACCAGGACGATCCACAGGATAGCCCAACCACTTATAGTCCCAGTGCACTTAATCAGGGCATTGGCAATTTTACTAGACCACATAGAAACGAATGGCGCACACCAGAGACACCGGGCATATATGAGCGTGTATGGGAACATCCCCAAATTGCCCTTATAAGATACAGCACCAGTTTCCTGGACATGTCACATCGAAATAAACCGGGAGCTCGTTGGACTGCCTATAACCAACACAATCAGCCCGGACGCGACATAGACCGAATATGGACAGAACCACTAAGAGCTCGTCCCACTCGAACTCAGGGCACCACCACCATTACGGATTCCGGTGGATCACTGTCAGTGACCACACACCGTTATGATTGGTCTGGTGGTTTCAGTATTCCTGCCAGTATAGTTGATCCACTGGCAGATAGCGATACCAGTGCGCCAGTATATGAAAGTTTAGGACTTAAAATTAGCACCAGATGGACACCCACCGATCAGAGATTGCCCGATTCATTTGTATACCCGCCCACAGCATGAAGGGCAGCCATAAATACAGGGATACAGAATAGGTCCCTACCTACTACAAGGAGAAGCACCCAATGTCAGCAGCCAGTGACTACCTAGAAAATAAATTATTAGATCATGTGTTAAGATATAGCACAGCAGCTTATACTGCACCCAGCACCACCTATCTAGCACTGTTTACCACTATTGCCAATTTAGAAAATAACACCATTGGCAGTGCCAACGAAGTCAGCACCTCAGGTAGTGCCTATGCACGCCAGGCCATCACATTCGGCAATGCAGCCACCGGTGGCAGTATCACTAACAGTGCAGCCATTACCTTTCCCACTGCTACTGCGGACTGGGGCATAGTGACCACTGTGGCAGTTATGGATGGTGCTACTGCAGCACAGGGCAATGTTTTGTTCTATGGCAATTTAACCATCAGCAAAAATGTCACTGTTGGCGATACTTTTACCATTAACACCAATAATCTCACAGTGACATTAGCTTAAAGGCACTGCATCCAGTATGGCCATACTTGCTGGTGATATCTCAGGTTATATACAGGCCGGTTATGCGGAGTCAGGCTTCTTTGAAGCCGATCCCATCACAGTGCAGGCCACGCTGTCTGCGACCTGCGCCACAGATGTTGTCACAATTTCAGGCCTGTGCGGCACCTATACCTGGGACAGCACAGCACCTTTTTGGGATGATTGGCCCAACAATATTTGGGGACCAGAAGGCTGGTGTGCTCATGTGCAGACCTCAATGACTGTCAGTGCTGGTCTCGTTATGGATCAGCCTGCGCCACAAGTCCTACCTGCGGCTGCCAGTGTTCAGGCTGTGGGTAATCATATATTCCAACAACCAGTGCAGTTTGATATTGTAACCCAGTTAACCGGCACAGGCAATTATATATTACGGGGTGCCGGCCAATTAGACTCAGTGTTCACCAGCCAGATTCAGGGCAATCATATATTCCAACAGCCAGTAACCCTGGCCGGTGCTGCAGCCATGCTAATTCCACTTAGTGGTTTATTGCAGTCAGCTCAGGTGCAAATGCTGTCAGAGGCAGACTTTGATATAGGCATTACTGGCATTATCAGCCAGAATACAGCCAGCCTAGCTGCTGCATTCAGTCAGCATATTGACCAATCAGGCCTAAATGGCACAGCAGGATTGTTATTCCGTGCACAAGCACTGTTACCTGCCATAGATATTATGGCCACCTTTGCAGTATTCATCTACAGAGATCCATATAGAAGTCTCATAGTCGGTCCTGAAACTAGAGTATTAGTGGCAAGGCGTGAACCCATGCCCATATTGCCCTGTGAGACCAGAATTATTAAGGTATACGATCTTAGAGTTTTACCCGTTAAGCCAGAAGATCGTGTATTAATTGAAGGCATCGCACCTTATGCGACAACCAGAAGGAGACAAGTATGACCACAATATCCGGATATAAAACGGACAGAATTGGTGCTTATATAGAGAAAGATCCGGATGCTAGACTGGACTATACTGTGGATTGGGCAGACTGGATAGTGGGCGGAGATCAGATTGCATCAGCACATTGGACAGTGAGCACCATTACCTCAGATCCACTACCACTAAGTGAATTTCAGGCCAATGTCTTAACCGCAGTGGACCATAGATGCACAGTATATCTAGCCAATGGCAGTGTGGGCAATACCTATACAGTGACCAATCGCATTACCACCACGCAGGGTATACGAGATGAACGCTTTTTTAGAATTATTGTAAAGCAAAGAAGCCTATGAGCGATATCATTGACAGTTTACCTGACATAGAACCCATAGCACATCCCGACGCCGATACAGTGATCAGCACAGGTGAACCACGCCGTAATGGCGCAGGTAGACCGCGCGCTGAAATAGATCAGACCACAGTGATAAAACTGGCTCGTTTACATTGCAACCAAACTGAAATAGCAGAATGGTTTGGAGTTACTGAATCAGTAATTAGACGACGATATGGAGATCTCGTAAAACAATGTCAGGCAGAAACTCGCGCTAGATTGCGCCATGAGCAGATTAAACAGGCCTTGAATGGCAATGTGACCATGCTGATATTTCTGGGCAAAGTGCTATTACATCAGCGTGAAGATGCTGCAGCCGATCAGGATACAGTATTGCCCTGGCAGGACGACGCACTGTAATGGCCCTAAATCCAGGACAACGAGCAGTGGCCTGGGACAGTCACCGTTTCCGTGTGGTGGTGGCTGGCAGACGCTGGGGTAAAACCACCCTGGCCATCAGAGAACTGGCACGCTTTGCTCGGGAACCTGGTAGAACCTGCTGGTATATTGCACCCAGTTACCGTATGGCTAGACAGATAGTCTGGGATAGACTGAAATACAGACTCTACGACCTGCGCTGGATCGCCGATAAGAACGAAAGCGATCTCAGCCTAACATTGCGCAATGGCAGTCGTATCTGTCTCAGAGGCGCAGATAACCCAGACAGCCTGCGTGGTGTAAGTCTTGACTTTGTAATATTTGATGAAGCAGCTATGATTGACCATAGAGCCTGGACTGAAGTAATTAGACCTACCCTTAGCGACCGACGAGGTCATGGTATGTTTATTGGCACTCCTATGGGACGCAATTGGTTTTATGACTTATACCAGTCAGCTAGTCAGAGAGATACTCCAAATTGGTCAGCCTGGACCTATACCACAGCTGAAGGCGGTAATGTTTCAGAGGAAGAAATACTACAAGCACAGGCTGACATGGATATTAGACAGTATAGGCAGGAATATCTAGCCAGCTTTGAAACCTATGAAGGTCAGATCTACTACAACTTTGATCGTGCTGAATCAGTGCAGCAGCAAGCTGCCAGCGCAAATACCATCATAGTGGGCATGGACTTTAATGTAAGTCCTATGACTGCAGTCATTATGCATAGAACCAATCTGGGTCTACATGTGGAATCAGAAATTGTTATATACAACAGCAATACACAGGAGATGGTGGAGGAAATACAGCGCAGATACGCAAATTACACAGTTATGGTATTTCCCGACCCCGCCGGTGTGCAGAGAAAAACCAGTGCAGGTGGTCGCACTGATATCATGATATTACAACAGGCTGGATTTCAGGTAAAATATAGAACAGCACATCCCAGTGTGCGTGATCGCATCAATTCAGTGAATGCCTTATTGTTAAATGCACAGGGTCAACGCAGATTGACTGTGGATCCAGGCTGTCGTAGATTGATAGAAGCCTTGGAAAAACATACATATAGAGAGGATACACTGATTCCCAACAAGGATCAGGGCTACGATCATATTACAGATGCCCTGGGTTACGCAGTGGAATTCCTATTCCCAATTACACGCAACACACAGGACATGCCAGCTGAACCACAGCGTTGGGGTGTTCAAACTGTGACATATAGATGAGTAAATATACTACGAGGACAGCATAATGGTTATCAGCGTCAATTCCAATAAGTTAAACACCAGCACCGTGGACATGGTAACCACAGTGCATCCTGAATACCGGCTGAATATTAACAATTGGCGCTTTTTGCGTGATAGTTATACCGGCGGCCAGGATTACCAAAATGGTCTATACCTAACTCGTTATCAGTTCGAAAGCGAAGAAGACTATCGCAATCGCATACTGCAAACACCTCTGGACAATCACTGTAAAAGTGTTATCCATGTTTATAATAGCTTTATCTTCCAGTTGCCCATACAGCGAAACTGGGGCACACTGGGTAATGATCCCGGTCTTGAATCTTTCCTACAAGATGCAGACCTAGAAGGGCGTGCACTGGATGCCATAATGCGTGATGTTAACATACAGAGCAGTATATACGGGCATTGCTGGATCATAGTGGATAAACCACAGGCACAGGCTGGCACTAGAGCCCAAGAACTCAGTCAAGGCATTAGACCCTACATTAGCGTAATAACTCCGGAAAATGTCCTGGACTGGGCATATACCAGACTGAGTAATGGTCTATACCAGTTAACATATCTCAAAATCCTAGAGAACGATGGCTATCTGGGCT